CCCACCAAGGAGCTGATGAAGCTGGTGTTAGAGGAACGCATCGCCCATGGGGGCCATCCAGTCCTCCGCTGGATGATGGACAACATCTACATCCGCACCGACCCGGCGGGGAACATCAAGCCAGACAAGGAAAAGTCCACAGAAAAAATCGATGGCGCCGTTGCCACCATCATGGCCCTTGATCGGGCCATCCGATGCGGCAACGACACCAGCGAGTCGGTCTATGACAGCAGAGGGCTGCTGTTTTTATAAATTGCCTGTCAGCGAAATTCTGATGTCAGTTCTGAGGTGTAATCCCGTACTCGATGCCACTGGTTCTTAAAACGGAAGTGCCGTTCAACATTGATTTCCTTCATTGGGCAGGTATACCGGCGTCCCATGTTCGTTATTTGAACCCAGTCACAGGCGTAGTTGATACAAAGCACCAACATTGCTGATCACTCCGTTTCGATTACTTCATAATCGGGGTCTTCATAATCCTCCAAAGGGTTGTCGCCTGGGTTAGACATATAAAGTGTCTCCGCACCTTCTCTTGAACAGGAGATCATGTAGTCCCCATACTCTTTTGCCTCCTCTTCGGAATCAAAGAGTTCATCCTCTTCCTCCTCGGTACCATCGGGGTATTTCATAAGGAGTTTGAATTTACGACCAGAGTCATCACCCAGGGATTCCGGCTCAAAGTCATCTGTTGATTCATCAGAGTCGCCGGTTCCCTTTGTAGCCAAGTATGCAGCACCCACCGCTACACCGATAATGCCAACAATCTTTGCTCCAGCCTTTAGGCGTTCCATCCACTTGGCTTTGCGTTTTTCGCGGCAATCGGGGCAGAGCTTCTGTTTTGTACCCGGCTCAAGCACTGCACCGCAGTCGCGACAAACAACAGCATGAGTTGTTTCATCTGGCAAAGGTTCAATGGGTGTCACCTGGAGACTCTCAGCGTTGAATGCCCCAATGGGGTACTCACTAATATATCCAGACACCGTGAAGGATCGTCCGCAGCTATGGCACTGACACTCCACATTCTCAAATTCGTAAACCACCTCATCGCCCATCTGCCGTTCGGAAGTAGAAACAGTCCCTTCATCTTCCAGGTCGATGCGATTTTTTGCTTTGCAATAGGGGCATTCAACAGCACGCTGTAGACTAATGCGGTCATCTTCCCATGATGTGTCATCCCCAATTTCTTCTGCTGCCTGCTGGAGTTTTACCTTTTCACAGTACTCCTGCAGAGCTTTTCTAAAGATTTCAGACTTGGGAACGCCAGTCGCATTGCTGGCAAAAGCCAGCATTTCATCCTCTTTATCATTGAGACGGACACGGTATTGCTTTTCGCGGCTGTCTTCCTTTTTAGGCCTACCAAGCATTTTATCATCTCCTTCGATTTAATGGATATCCAGAAAGACTGTAATCAAAGAATACACCTTTCTCCTGGTTCTGTCAAGTATTTGGATATCCAAAAACAAAAAAGAAAGTGAGGTCGAGCCTATGGGCATCTTTTCCGGCTTGTTCAAATCCCGCGACAAGCCCCAGAACCGGACATCCGGCAGTGGGTACAGCTTCTTCTTCGGCGGCTCCACCGCCGGCAAGAACGTCAACGAGCGTTCCGCCATGCAGATGACCGCTGTGTATTCCTGCGTCCGCATCCTGGCGGAAGCGGTGGCGGGTCTGCCGCTGCACCTCTACCGCTACAAGGAGGATGGCGGGAAGAAGAAGGCGCTGGATCATCCGTTATACAACCTGCTCCACGATGAGCCGAACCCTGAGATGAGTTCCTTCGTATTCCGGGAAACGCTCATGACCCATCTGCTCCTGTGGGGCAATGCCTACGCCCAGATCATCCGCAACGGCAAGGGCGAGGTCATCGCCCTCTATCCGCTGATGCCAAACCGCATGGTGGTGGATAGGGACACCAAGGGACGGCTCTACTACCAGTACACCACCAGCACCGAGGACGCTCCTACCATGAAGGGCGTTACCGTCAACCTGCCGCCCTCGGATGTACTGCACATCCCCGGCCTGGGCTTTGATGGGCTGGTGGGATACAGTCCCATTGCCATGGCCAAGAACGCCATCGGCATGGCGATTGCCTGTGAGGAGTATGGGGCCAAGTTCTTCGCCAACGGCGCGGCTCCCGGTGGTGTGCTGGAACATCCCGGCACCATCAAAGACCCCCAGCGGGTGCGGGAGAGCTGGCAGTCCACCTTCGGCGGCAGCGGCAACAGCAACAAGATCGCAGTGCTGGAGGAGGGCATGAAGTACACGCCCATCGGCATCTCGCCGGAGCAGGCGCAGTTTTTGGAGACGCGAAAATTCCAAGTCAATGAGATCGCTCGAATTTTCCGAGTGCCGCCCCATATGGTAGGCGACCTGGAAAAGTCGAGCTTTTCTAATATTGAGCAGCAGTCTCTGGAGTTCGTGAAATACACGCTGGACCCCTGGGTGATCCGCTGGGAGCAGACCATTCACCGGTCGCTCCTCCTGCCGGACGAGAAATCGCAGTATTTTGTAAAGTTCAATCTGGAGGGTCTGCTTCGCGGCGACTATCAGAGCCGCATGAACGGGTACGCCATTGGTCGGCAGAACGGCTGGATGTCCGCCAACGACATCCGGGAGCTGGAGAACCTCGACCGCATCCCTGCCGAAGATGGCGGCGACCTGTACCTAATCAACGGCAATATGCTCCCGCTCAAGGACGCGGGGGCTTTTGCAAATACCGAATCCAACGATGACGGAAAGGAGGAAAATGCCGATGAAGAAGTTTTGGAAGTGGAAGAATCAGGCTCAGACGGAGACAGCTCCGGCGGAACGGACGCTGTATCTGAACGGCACCATCGCCGAGGAAAGCTGGTTTGACGATGACGTCACGCCCCAGCTTTTCAAGGAGGAGCTGATGGCCGGGGACGGGAACATCACCGTCTGGATCAACTCTCCCGGCGGCGACTGCGTGGCGGCGGCTCAAATCTACAATATGCTGATGGACTACCCTCACGATGTAACGGTGAAGATCGATGGCATCGCGGCGTCCGCCGCATCCGTCATCGCCATGGCGGGCACCAGGGTCCTCATGTCCCCGGTGTCCATGCTCATGATCCACAACCCCATGACTGTGGCCATGGGCGACACCGGCGAGATGCAGAAGGCCATCGAGATGCTCTCCAGCGTCAAGGACTCCATCATCAACGCCTACGAGATCAAGACCGGCCTGTCCCGCGCCAAGCTCTCCCACCTCATGGACGCCGAGACCTGGATGGACGCCGGAAAGGCGGTAGAGCTGGGCTTCGCCGATGAGGTGATGAAGCGCCCCGCCGAAACCGAGGATATGGAACCCCCGGCGGTTACCATGCTGTATTCCAAGGCGGCGGTGGTCAATTCCCTCATGGACAAGATTGCCGAGAAATGCAAAACCAACCGACTCGCCCCCAAGGCGGAACCCAAGGGCCGCTCCGTAGACGATCTCTACGAGCGGCTCAATCTTTTGAAACATTAAAGGAGGAAAACTACCATGACTATTTTGGAACTGCGTGAGAAGCGCGCCAAGGCCTGGGACGCTGCCAAGGCTTTCCTGGACTCCCACCGTACCGACAAGGGCACCCTGTCCGCCGAGGATGACGCCACCTACTCCCGCATGGAGCAGGATATCTCCGACCTGGGCAAGGAGATCGCCCGGATGGAGCGCCGCGAAGCTCTGGACGCCGAGCTGAACAAGCCGGTCAGCCAGCCCATCACCGGAAAGCCCGCTGGCGAGCAGCAGGTTGAGAAAAAGGGCCGCGCTTCCGATGAGTACAAGCGGAATTTCTGGAACGCCATGCGTCTGCAGGGCAACCCCTACGAGATCCGCAATGCCCTGCAGGAAGGCACCGACAGCGAGGGCGGTTACCTGGTGCCGGACGAGTATGAGCGCACCCTGGTGCAGGCTCTGGAGGAGGAAAATGTGTTCCGCCGCCTGGCCAAGGTCATCCAGACCTCCAGCGGCGACCGCAAGATCCCCATTGTGACCAGCCACGGCTCCGCTGCCTGGTTGGATGAGGAGGACGCCCTCACCGAGAGCGATGAGGTGTTCGGCCAGACCTCTCTGTCCGCCTACAAGCTGGGTACCTTCCTGAAGGTGTCCGATGAGCTACTCAACGACAGTGTGTTCGACCTGCCTTCGTATATCTCCACCGAGTTTGCCCGCCGCATCGGCGCCAAGGAGGAGGAAGCTTTCTTCGTGGGCGATGGCAGCGGCAAGCCCACCGGCATCTTTGCGGCCACCGGCGGCGCACAGACCGGTGTAACCGCCGCCAGCTCCACCGCCATTACCGCTGATGAGCTGATCGACCTGTTCTACTCTCTGAAGTCCCCCTACCGCAGGAAGGCGGTCTGGGTGATGAATGACTCCACGGTCAAGGCCATCCGTAAGCTGAAGGACAACCAGGGGCAGTATCTGTGGCAGCCCTCCCTCACGGCTGGGACCCCCGATACCATCCTGAACCGTCCGGTATACACCTCTTCCTATGTTCCCGCCATCGCCGCCGGCGCAAAGACCATCGCCTTCGGTGATTTCAGCTACTACTGGATTGCCGACCGCCAGGGCCGCTCCTTCAAGCGTCTGAACGAGCTGTTCGCCACCACCGGCCAGGTGGGCTTCATGGCCACCCAGCGCGTGGACGGTAAGCTGATCCTGTCGGAAGCCATCAAGGTGCTGGCGCAGAAGGCGTCTGCTTAAGGGAAAGGCGGCGGTGATGATGGACGAACTTTTGCAGAAGGTCAAGGAAAACCTCATTCTGGAGCATGACGCCGATGACAAGCTGCTGGAACGCTTCATCACCGCCGCCATCTCCTATGCGGAGAGCTACCAGCACATTGCGGCGGGGTACTACCAGGAGCACCCCATGCCGCCCACTACTGAACAGGCCGTCATCATGCTGTCATCCCACTTCTACGAGTCCAGGGATGGCAGCACGGGCGGCTTTTTCGCGGATAATGTGCAGGCCGGTCAGCAGGTGTGGAACACAGTGAATCTACTTCTCCGGCTTGATCGGGAATGGAAGGTGTGAGTATGTCCTTTGGAAAGATGAACACCTTTATTGACCTGGTGAAAAAAGAAGTCTCCGTGGATGCGGAGGGCTTCAAATCTGAAAAGGAGGTCACCCTGGCCTCCGTCAGGGCGTATCGGGAAGGAAGGCACGGAAGCGAGAGATGGGCGAACATGGCTGCTTTTTCGGAAGCTACCGACCTGTTCCGCTTCCGGGTCATTCCCGGTGTATCCGTGACCACAGACCTTGCGCTCCTCTGCGATGGCGACCGATTCGAGATCACCTCGGTGGAGGATGTAAAGGGACGTGGAATGTATCTGGAGGTCATGGCAAAGGTGGTGAATCCCGGTGGCTAAGGTAAAAGTGGAAATGCCAGAGGAGTTCCTCCGCAAGCTGTCCCTTTTGGGCAGCAAAACGGACGAGATCGCCGGTCATGTCCTGGAAGCCGGCGGCGAGGTCGTTCTGGCAAAGGTGCGCAGCAACCTCTCCTCCGTTATCGGCAGCGGGACGAAATATGACTCCCGCTCCACCGGTGAGCTGGAACGCTCCCTGGGCCTGACCCCGCCGTTGGTGGACCGGGACGGAAACCACAACATCAAGGTCGGCTTTGCCGAGCCGCGCTCCGATGGCGGCAGCAACGCTATGCTGGCCAATATCATCGAGTACGGCAAGAGCGGCCAGCCGGCGAAACCCTTTCTCAAACCCGCCCAGACCTCGTCCCGGAAGGCCTGTACCAGCGCCATGATCCGCAAGCTGGAAGAGGAGGTGGAGAAGCTGTGAGTCTGCTATCTGAACTGAAAACGGTGGCGGATGCCTGTTCGATTCCGGTGGAGACCGGCGTCTTTTCCGGCGTACCGCCCGACCTATACTTGGTCATCACGCCAATGGCGGACACCTTTGAGCTTCATGCCGACAATTCCCCAGGGTACGACACCCAGGAGGCGCGGCTGTCCCTGTTCGTGAAGGGCAGCTACACCGCCATTAAAGACACGCTTGTCCGCGCCCTGCTGGGTGCGGATTTTTGCATTACCGACCGCCGGTATATCGCCCATGAGGATGATACCGGCTTTCATCACTACGCCATTGACGTGGCGAAACTATACCAACTATGAATTTTGAACGGCGCAGCGGCGCGGACGGCAAGTTTGCGTAACCTGAATTGTTGGGGCGCGAATTGCCACCGGCGGCTCGCCGGTGAAATGGAGGAATGAGATATGGCTACGATCGGCTTGGACAAGCTGTACTATGCCAAAATCACCGAGGACGCTTCGGGCAACGAGACCTACGGCGACCCCCAGCCCCTGGCAAAGGCCATGACCGCCGAGCTTTCGGTGGAGCTGGCAGAAGCTACGCTGTATGCGGACGATGGCGCCGCCGCCGTGGTCAAGGAGTTCCAGAGCGGCACCCTGACCCTGGGCGTGGATGACATCGGCGTTACCGTTGCCCAGGATTTGACCGGCGCAACCATCGATGGAAACAAGGTGCTGGTCTCCACCAGCGAGGATGGCGGCACCCCTGTGGCCGTGGGCTTCCGTGCCAAGAAGGCCAACGGCAAGTACCGCTACTTCTGGCTCTACCGGGTAAAGTTTGGCATCCCCGCCACCAACCTCACCACCAAGGGTGAGAGCATTGAATTTTCCACTCCTTCCATCGAGGGCACCGTGACCCGGCGCAACAAGGTGGACGGTCAGGGCAAGCATCCCTGGAAAGCGGAGGTCTCCGAGGACGATACCGGCGTGCTGCCTGCCACCATCTCCGGCTGGTACGAAGAGGTGTATGAGCCGGACTACAGCACGTTGGAAACCGCATAAGGAGGGCTGACCCATGAGCAAGGAGCGAAGCGCCGCCATCACCATCGGCGGCAAGGAGTATGATCTGGTGCTCACCACCCGCGCCACCAAGGAGATCGCCGGACGCTATGGTGGTTTGGAGAACCTGGGCGACAGGCTGATGAAGTCCGAGAACTTTGAAATGGCGCTCGATGAGATCATCTGGCTCATCACCCTGCTGGCCAATCAGAGCGTGCTGATCCACAATCTCCAGCACCCGGAGGACAAAAAGG